GTAAAAGATGCAACAGGGGTGGAAAACATAGACCCACAAACCTTTATGTCACTACAACCAATGTTGATGCAAGCAGCAAGAAGAATCATGGAAATAGAATCACAAAACAGAGAAACTTTAGAAAATTTAGCTGTAGAGTTGGTGGTAGATGAAATGGGTATACCAGAAGGGGACTTACAATTTGACGCAAAACTAGAAAAACCTGACACTTCTGGAATGCAAATGAAACCCCAAAAAAAGAAAAAGAAGGAATTAGAATTCCCTAACTTTGAAATGGAAGATGAGGCGGCAAAAAGACTTCAGAAATTAGATTTAGAAAAACAAAAAAGAAGATTTATAAATTCATTGATACAAGGGTCAGCAAAAAAAGCACATTATATGTATCATTTAGTTAATGAAAGATTAAATGAGATTAATCCTGATTTAGTTGGTTTATACTCTATAGTAATGTCCGTAAATGACTTACTTTATTGGGTGATGCCAGATATGGAAGGTATGATAGGTGGGGGAGGAGCAGAATCTGCAATGGCTGGAAAAGAAGAATTAGACCTAGAAACAGACCCACCAACAATTAAAGCAACTGGACTCATGTTTCCTATATTAGTACATGAACTATATAAAGGGGTTATGGAATACGTTTCTGCTCATGGATTACCTTCGGACCCAGAAATGGCAGATGAGGTAATAGGTATGGAAGATACATTACCTGCGGAAGTATGGGACTTAAGATTAGGACCGGTAATTTGGGAGAAGTTCTTAGAAGTATATCCTGATAATTTTTTCGATATAGATGAACAAAAAAGAATTAAAAATTATTTTTATTACAAGTTTGTAAGTTTAGAGGCCGAACAATTTCTTACTCTAGCTAAAGAAATTTTATCTGGAAGTCAGAAAGGAAAAGACCAAGTTAAAAAAATGATTGATGAAATAGTAAATCAATTAAAACAAGAAGATTACGAAGATGCTTCAGGAGAAACACCAACCCAAATAGACGACACACCGCAAATCTCGGATGTTGAGGAATTAGATATGGATACCATTTTAGACAAAATAAATAAAAGTGGTATGGATTCTTTAACAAAAGCAGAGAAAGACTTTTTATATAACTTGTAAAGAGTTAATATTTTTACGATATTTATAGCATATGAACAAACAAGAGTTGATACAAGAATATGCAAGGTGCCTTCAAGACACCAATTATGCTATTAAAACTTATTTAGAGACTTACGATAACACCCAATCTAAATACGTGCCTTTTGATTTATTTCCTGAACAGGAAATGATGTTAAAAAATTTCGACACCTACAACGATAATATAACTAAAAAATATAGACAAGCTGGGGTATCCACCGCTACAGCAGCATGGGTTTCTAAAAAATTACAATTTGCCTCCAAGAACAAACCAGAGAAAATTCTTATTATTGCAAATAAACTAGATACAGCTTCGGAATTTGCAAATAAAGTAAGAGGGTTTCTAAATCAATGGCCTAGTTGGATTAATGTTGGGTTTTCTAAAGAAAAAGATTCACAAAAACATTTTAAATTAAATAATGGTAGTGAGGTAAAAGCAGTAGCCACTTCCGTAGATGCTTTGAGGGGATTTACACCTACCACACTAATTTTTGATGAGGCCGCTTACATAGAAGCTGGAGACGATTTTTGGGCGGCTTGTATGGCATCTTTATCTACTGGGGGTAAAGTAATCGTGATATCAACACCTAATGGGTACGATAAAATTTATTATGAAATTTACGAACAATCTATAAAAGGTTTAAATAGTTTCCATATTTCAGAACTTCATTGGGAAAATGACCCTAGATTTACAAAAGATTTATATTGGGTAAAAACAAAAGATATTGTACATTTTTTATTAAACATAGAGGATTTTGATAGTAGTAAGTTTATACATGAAAAAGATTTAGCTAAATTTGATGATTTAATTAGAAATGGGTATAAACCTTGTTCTTCTTGGTTTGAGAGTATGGTTAAAAAACTTAAATATGATAGAAGAAAAGTTTCACAAGAATTAGAAAGTGCCTTTTTAGGTTCTGGTGATAATGTAATACCAGTAGAAACAATAGAAAGAATAAAAAATGAAGATATTAGAGACCCGGAAGAAATGTTTGTTGGGAATCAATTATGGGTCTGGGAGAAACCAAAAGAAGGACATAGATATATTTTAGGGTGTGATGTAAGTAGGGGGGACTCAGAAGATTTTACCTCCATCATAATAATAGACTTTGATGACAGATGTCAAGTATTAGAGTATTTGGGTAAAATACCACCAGATTTAGCGGCAGATATCATATACAAGTGGGGTAGTATGTATAACGCTTACGTTGTTACCGACATTACAGGTGGTATGGGTGTGGCCACCTCGAGAAAATTACAAGAACTAGGATATAAAGACTTATACGTAGAAGGGATGAACACAGCGGATAAATGGAAATACAACCCAAATGAAGGAAGTAAAACCCCAGGATTAGCATTTAACAATAAAAGAAGTCAAATTGTAGCAGCATTCGAAGAATCACTAAGACATAAATTTACTATACGGTCTAAAAGATTATTAAACGAACTTCATACATTTGTTTATATAAATGGAAAACCAAATCACATGAAAGGTAAACATGATGATTTAATAATGGCTATTGCAATGGCATTGTATGTTGGTGAAAATTCTTTTTCCCAATTACAAAAAGCAGACAGTTTAACGAAAGCAATGTTGGAAAGTTGGACCACATCCACTAGTGTTGAAGGTGAGACAGGAGACCCCGAACATAGAAGACCCGCCTCTAATAGAGGTATTTTCGGCCAACCAGGAAATCAAAATAATGACTCAAAACAAATGTATAAAGATTATGGTTGGTTATTTGGTAAGGTCCGATAACAAATGATTTACTATTTATAAAATAATTAATATTATTAAACAACATGGCAGATAACCTAACAATATACCAGAGACTAAGTAAATTATTTGGACCCGCAGGACCTACACAAGAGGAACCTACGTACCAAAAATTTAAAATGTTACCAAAAGACATTCTCAAAACAGACTCAAAAGGTGAGTATGAAAAAGAGAAATTACAAATGCAACAGTCATTGTACCTATCGAACCAATGGCAAAAAATAGATAACGAATTATATACTAAATCCGTATATTACGAACCAACAAGATTAGCCTCATATTATGATTATGAATCTATGGAGTTCACACCAGAAATCTCTGCTGCGTTAGATATATATTCGGAGGAAGCAACAACACCTTCAGAAAAAGGGTATATGTTAGCAATTTATTCGGAATCAACTAGAATTAAGTCTATTTTAGGTGACTTATTTAATAATATATTAGATGTGAATACTAACCTACCTATGTGGATTAGAAATACATGTAAATACGGAGATAATTTCGTTTATCTAAAAATTGACCCGGAAAAAGGGATTATAGGGGTTAATCAATTACCTAATATTGAACTAGAGAGAAATGAAGGGCATAGTGCGTTAAATCAAATAAGTAATGACGACCCCAACTCACATAAAGTAGAATTTAACTGGAGAGAGAAAGATATAAAATTTAATTCATGGGAAGTCGCACATTTTAGATTATTAGGTGACGACAGGAGATTACCATACGGAACTTCTATGTTAGAAAAATGTAGAAGAATATGGAAACAATTATTATTAGCTGAAGACGCTATGTTAGTCTATAGAACATCTAGAGCACCCGAAAGGAGAGTGTTTAAAGTTTTTGTTGGGAATATGGATGATAAAGATGTTGAAGCTTATATCCAAAAAGTCGCAAATAAGTTTAAAAGAGACCCGATTGTAGACCCACAAAATGGTAACGTAGACTTAAGAATGAATCAGATGGCGGTAGACCAAGATTACTTTATACCTGTAAGAGACCAAGCGGCAGCAAGTCCGATAGACACATTACCTGGAGCTACAAACTTAAGTGAGATAGCCGATATTGAGTATATTCAGAAAAAACTTCTAGCTTCATTGAGGATACCTAAAGCGTTTTTAGGGTTTGAGGAGGTTGTCGGTGAAGGTAAAAATCTAGCTTTATTAGATATTAGATTCGCTAGAACTATAAATAAGATTCAAAAAGCTATTATACAAGAATTAAATAAAATTGCTATTATTCACCTCTATGTCTTAGGGTTTGAGGATGAACTAGAGAATTTTTCTTTAGGACTAACCAATCCATCAACTCAAGCAGAACTACTGAAGTTAGAACAATGGCAAACTAAGATAACATTATATAAAGATGCTGTAGGTGACCCAGGTAGTGGAATCGCACCAGTATCTGCAACGTGGGCTAAGAAATTTATCTTAGGGATGAGTGATGAGGAGATTAAGTTGGATTTACAACAACAAAGATTTGAAAAGGCATTATCCGGAGAATTAGAAAAAACTGCAGAAACTATTAAGAAGACGGGGTTATTCAATAATGTAGATAAGTTATACGGTGAACCACCAGCAGAAGAAGGAGCTGGGGACGCCGCTACGGATGAACCAGGATTAGACGCGGGAAGTGAAG